TAGAATGATTAATGGATTTACTTAAACACTAAATAATGATAAAATAATAGCAACAAAGGAAAGTTGCATGTCGCTATTTTTATATCTAGGTAGGTACCTATGTGTCCTAGAAAATCATAGCAGTGCATACTGAAATCTTACTGCCTGACCACACGTCAACGAATCTTGCACCAGTTCCATTTGCTCAAGTGTCAAGCTTAGTTGATCGTGTGAATGTGATTAATTTAAATGGCGGTGAGACTTACAAGAAATCATTTGTTAAATCAAATGGTATCGCAGGAACAACTGCAGAAGGTGGTGCTTACTCTGAAACTGAACCTGCATTTGGGTATTTAACCATTTCAAAAGTTAAGATTACTGCTTATACAGAGATTACTGAAGAGTTAGAAAAACTACCTTCTATTCCTTATCAAGCAGAAGTTTTACGTAATATTAATATTTCACTTAAAAAGAAAATTAGTGAACAAATCCTACGTGGTGCTGGAACAACCAACACATTCACTGGTATTTTCAGTGATGCAGCTATTGCACTTGCGGATAAGCCAGCACTTGAAGTTGAAGCAATTACTGATTCAACACTAGATGACATTGTCTTTGCATATGGTGGAGATGAAGAAGTCGAAGGTGGCGCAGTATTAATTCTTAATAAGAATGACTTACGTGCATTTGCAGGACTTAAGACACAAGAAGGTCGTAAAGTTCACTCGATTGATTATGTCAATAAAACAATTGATGGTATTCCTTATATCATAAACTCACACTGCAAAGCAATCTCTGATAGTAACACAGTCGCTGGTGAATATGGTATCGCTTATGGTGCACTTAAGAACTATGAAGTGCCAGTGTTCTCACCAGTAGAAATTGGTAAATCAACAGATTATAAATTTAAAGACGGTATTATCAGTTATAAAGCTTCAGTCTTTACTGGTGGTAACGTTGTCGGTTATAACGGCTTCTTGCGCATTAAGAAGAAAGCTGCACCTGCAGGATAATTTTAGTTAAGAAAGGATCGATTTCATGGCGATTTTAGATATTGTAAAAAAGGCTTTACTCATCCCCCAAGTAGAGACTTATGCTGATGATGAGTTAAACACGCACATCAATAGCTGTAAACATTATTTGATGAGTTGTGGGGTTGATCCTTCTTATATAAATGATGAATCAAATCCAATGGTTAGTACAGTCATTATAATTTATGTGAAGACATTTTATGGCTTTAAAAACGATGGAAGCGCAAAAGAACTACCCAAGTCATTTGATATGTTGGTAGGTCAACTCGCATTAACAAAAGGGAGCGCATAATATGTATCCAAATTCCCCCAATATAAGAATGCACTTACTAACCTTGGAGATGATTCCTAACACCATGGGTGTGATGAGTTATCAATTTAAGTCAAAAAAAGAAGTGATTGGTATCAATTTTTCGATTACTTCAAGAGAGTATTATGAAAGTAAACGCTCAGATATCAGAATTGATATTGCAGTTAAAGTACAAGGAATTGTCTATGACGGGTCTAAGTATGTAGATATAGGTAGTGTCATCTATAAGCTTGAAAGAACATATCAAGCCGGACAGTTTATAGAACTCTATTTAAAACGAACATCAATCAAGTTAGGTGATATCATTGATTACACTTGATGATTTAGGACAAGCCATCAAAGATGAAATAGAAAGTTATGTGGAAGGCTTAACTCCTAAGCTTGAGAAAAGACTTAATGATACTGCAGAGGATATACTAACTTACATGAAACGGAATGCACCTAGAAGCGGCTATAAAAATGCTTTTGCGGATTCATTTGTCGCAACCTCACAAGGTAGTGGCATGAATCAATCCATATCCATTTATTCTGAAGGCAAAGGTGGACTCACACATTTACTTGAGTTTGGTTATACACACCGAAGTGGAAAGTATGTAGGACCAAGACCGTTTATGCGACCAGCTTATGATATGTATACACCAAAGATGTTAGAAGACATCAAAGAAATCATTTCTAAAGGAAACTGATATGAAAGAAATTTTAGAATCACTCTACCTTACATTAAGCTCTGTTTTACCAGGACAAGTATCTTATGGTAAAAAAGAAAGTATAGATAAAAGTGATGATTATATCATTTATCAAGAAGTATCAAATAAGGGATCGATGTATGCGGATGATAAAGTCACCATGCGCATATTAACGATTCAACTGAATTTAATAACAAAGAAAAAGAACCTCGAGTTAGAAGAAAAGCTCGAGGTATCTTTATATTATGGTGGTTATGAATTTCAAATGATCACTGAATATCAAAATGAGGACGGCTCAATAAACCGTGTATATGAAATCAAATTGGAGGTTTTATAACAATGAGTAATAAAGTAACATTTGGTTTAACCAATGTGCATTATGCACTAGCAACACAAACAGAAGATGGTAGTTGGACTTTTGGTATCCCTAAAAGATTAGAAGGTGCACAAGAAATTAGTACTGAGGTCATTGGTAGTAGTGCACAAGTTTATGCTGATGATAAAGTCATTAAGACACTTGTCTCTAATTCAGGATCTAATGTGACACTAAAGTTTACTGAAATTGATGAAGCATTTAAAAAAGATATCTTTGGTTTCTTAGAAGATACCAATGGGAACTTAATCGAAATTGTGAATGCAGAAACGAAAACATTCGCTTTAGGCTATGAAATTCAAGGTGACTTGAAAGCTAGACGTATATGGTATTTCTTATGTACAGCATCGCCTTCAGGTGACTCAAGTAAAACAAAATCGGATTCTATTGAAGCAAATTCAATCGAACTAAATATTACAGCTAGACCAATTGAAGCAGGTAACAATCTTATCTTAAGAGCAATCGCAAGCGCAACGGATACAAATTATGCAACATTTCTAACAACTGCACCAACATTGCCAACATTCTTATAAGGAGTAGCCAATGGAAAAAACACTTAATTTAGGTGATAAAGATTATCGCCTGCATTCATCACTATTTACGATTATTGATTACCGTAATGTATTTTCAACGGAATTATTTAGTGATATTAAAAAGCTAGAAAAGACTGGAAAAAAAGAAGAAGATTTATCCACAGTGATTGACACGATCTTTAGGATCATTTATGTTCTTCATCGACCTTTTAGTAAGCAATCATATAATGACTTTTTAATGTCGCTTGATTTTGGTTTATTAAGTAACCAAGATGAATTACAAAATCTAACGAATACGATAGGTGAGATGCTCGGGACATTTCAGAAAAGCACACCCTCACCCAGCAAATCAAAGTAGCACTGAAGAAAAAGATATCACAGCTAACATCATCTTTAATCTTGCCCACTTAGGATTATCGATTGAAGATACAAAGGCATTTGATTTAGAAACTTACTTTTCAATAGTGGAACTAGAGAAAAATGTGATTAGCGGAAATAAATCTAGTAAAAGAGCAACACAAAATGATATTGACGCCTTTTTAATTTAAATTACATGAGTGTTACATAGATTACTATTGACAGTAAATACAAAGTAATATATAATATGTCTATAGTAAATAAATGTAATTAAAATTAGAGGAGGTTTTTTATGTCAAAATTATCATTTGAAGTCGATGACTCATTACTGGAAGAAGTTGAGGTTATATTAGATTCGGTAGGAGTAGATATTGATATTGCTTTTTCAATTTTTATGAAGAAAATTGTAAAGGAGAAAGGCCTACCTTTTACATTAAAACAAACTAAACAATCAAATTCTTTCGAAGTAAATCAAGAAAATGACGAACATTCCAAAAGAAGAAAAAACAATTCTATAACAACTGAAATGATTGAGGAAGTATGGCGTGCATTCTTGGAATATAGAAAAGGGTTCGGTGAGGTAGGTGAATTAGCTGATAAGGTTTCAGAAAAAACTGGTATGAATCGTGGTAGTGCGATGATATATATTAATGTATTAATAAAGCTTGCTGAAGGTGAAATTAATAAACGTTCTATGAAGCCGAGTGACTTTGAATTTTTCCTTATGAGATTTAAAAACACTTTTAGTAAAGAAGAGTTCAAGAATGCAGTACGTTCAGTAGAAGTATCTATACCTTACTGGAACAATAATATTCCTACTTTTGCAGATAGTATGAAAGACTTAATAGCTAAAATAAAGTAACAGTATAGAAACGCACATCTTAATGATGTGTTTTTTTATGCATTGGAGGTGGAAACATCGCAGAAACAGTAAAAGGACTCAATATCAAACTTAGCCTTGATGGTAGAGATTTAGAAAATGAGCTTAAAGATATAAAAAAGGATCTCAAAGAACAAAATAAAGATCTAAAAGCCATTAATGCTAATCTAAGATATGATAGTTCTAATCTTGATTTATGGAAATCAAAACAAGATAAATTAAATAGTATTTTACAAACAACTAAGAAAAGACTAGATACACAAAACCTAGAACTTGAAAAAGCAAAAAAAGCAGTTCAAATTGGCGATATGAGTCAAGATGAGTTTAATAAGCTCAAACGTAATGTCCAATACACAGAAGCTGAACTTGCAAAACTTAATGGCCAGTTAAGTAATACAAACAATAAAATTAAAGAATTAAGCAATGCCAAGTTTGATAAGATTGGTAAACTTGGTTCAACACTGACTAAATCTGTAACGGTTCCTATCTTAGGAGCCGTTTCTGCTTTAACTGCTTTCTCTATTAAGACTGCTTATACTGCAGATGAAATTGGTGATACCGCAGAAAAGATTGGTTTATCTGCTGAAGCCTTTCAAGAGTGGAATCATACCGCAACTATCTTAGGTGTTTCAACAGAAAGAATGGAACGAGCCTTTGTTAAAGTTAATGGTATCTTAGGTGATATAGCAACTGGTAATGGCGATAAGTTTGCGGATAGCCTAGCTTTAATTGGTCTAACTGTTGATGACTTAAAAGGTAAAAACACTGATGAAGCATTTCTTATTATTAGAGATGCTTTAAGTAAAGTGGAAGATGAAACGATAAGAGTTGGTGTGGCCAATAACTTATTAAGTGAAAGAGTCGCTGCTGATATTATTCCGGTTTTAACTAAAGAAGCAGAAGTTATTAATGACTTAAGACAAGAAGCAAGAGAACTTGGTATTGTTACCAATGAACAAGTTGCACAAGCGGGTGAGTTTACGGATGCTCTTGATAGAACCAAACAAGCCTTATCAAGTCTAGCGGTAGATATTGCGAGCACACTCATGCCAGTGATTCAAAACTTAATTATCAAAGTTAGAGATGAAATGATCCCTGTCGTCAAAGACTGGATTACAAGATGGAATAGTCTAGATTCAGATACTAAGAAAATGATCGCAACCCTCATAGGTGTAGTTGCTGCAATGGGTCCAGTACTCGGGGTTGTTGGTAAAGTTGGACCACTCTTAAATATTGTGGCCATGACGCTTAAAGGTGTCGGCTCTGCCGGTCTTTTTGCAGGTGCAGGTATAAACTTTGCGACTCTGGGTATTGGCGCGCTTATCGCCATTTTAGCCCTTGCTTTATTTCAAAGTGAAGAGTTTAGAGCACTTCTTGATAGGCTCATGGAAACCTTCATGTTGTTGCTACCTCCAATCATGATGATTGTTGATGCACTTCTTACTGCATTACAACCCATACTTGATGTGATTATCGATTTAGTTGTCATGCTTGTCGATTTATTAGTGCCTATCTTAGATGTTTTACTCATGCCACTGATTATGCAAGTGACAATGTTTGCTGAAATACTAGAAGCACTGGCACCTTTGATTACTACTTTAGGTCAAGTCTTACAAGCTATATTAGTTCCAGCTATTAAAGTTTTAAAAACTGTCTTAGATCCTATCTTGAAAGTCGTTCAAAAGATTATCGAGTTTATTCAAAAAATCTTTGAATGGATTGGAGAGTTACCTAAAAAGATTGGTGACTTTGGTGGTAAGGTTAAAAATGTCTTTGGTAGTGTTACAGAAGGGATTAGTAACATTGCAACAAATGTTACTGATGGTATTAGTGATTTTGCAGGTAAAGCTGCAGATAAAGTGGGTGGCTTCTTTGGTAAGGTTGGCGGTTTCTTTAGTGATACATTTAACCTAAAAGGGTCTAGCCAGACACTTAACACCACAAATTCATCGACAAGTACCGCAAATACAAACCATATCACTATCAATACAACCTCACCAACCTTTGATATTGATTCTATCAATCAAGCATTAGGAGGTAGTGTCATTTGATTAGAGCATTTTACTTAGAAAACGAATATGGTGAACTATATTATTTTAACCATAAGAATCAAACAATTATAACCCAAGTTAGTGGTCTTGGGTTTTCTTTAGATATTAAGTATTTAGAATACAATAAATATTTCGCAAAAACTGAAAGTAATCTTCCGCTGACAGACATTACTGAAACACTGATATTTTTAAAAGGCTATCAAGGCTATAAAGATTTTGTGGATTACTTATCACGTTCCAAAAAAGCACTAAAGATGCATTATGAAACACCTGCCTTTAAAGCGTATTGTTATGTCGATGTATTAAGTTTATCAAAAGGCGAGCTGGTTGCTTCGACCATTCAGAGTCAGATAGTGTTTAAAAAAGTATCCATGTGGTACAAAGAAAAAACCTTTGAAATTATCGCCAATGGGAATCAGTCAGGTAAAGTTTATCCATATAGTTACCCTTATCATTATGAGAGTTCTTATCAAGGACTTATTCATATTAATAACCAAGGTCTAGATGAAGCACCAATTAATATTGAAATCCATGGTGCTTTTTATCATCCTGAAGTATCGATTTTAAAAAATGGGTATGTCATCTCTAAAATGAAGTTATATGTAGAATCAGAGAGTGCATCATTAAAAATTATTGCTATACCTAGTAAACAAGAAATATCATTACTAGAAAACGGAACTACAAGTGATGTTTACGGTTTGCAGGACTTTCAAGAAGATAATTTCTTATTTGTCAATCATGGGAATTATGAGATTGAGTTTAAACCAGGTGTTGCGACAGAATCTTTATGTAAAATAACACTACTTGAAGGGTATATGGGTATTTAACATGAAACTCATATTTCTTGATAGAAAAACCCTTCAATATAAAGACTATGTACCAGTTGGAAAAGAGTATGAGATTAACCTGGATATGGTGATCATCCAGCGTTCAGTTTTTAAAGCCAATAAAACCAATATTCAAACAGCTATAGGTGATATCGTCATAGCTTCTAATGAACTATTTTCCTATATCGGTATCTTAGAAAGCATCGAACAAAAAGACGATCATTCAACGATCATTAAGGCTCTTGATTTTAGGGAGATTTTTTTTTTTGATATACC